TGTTGCTGGTGTTCCCGGTGTTATGCTCACTACTGGTGCTTCAGCAGTTCATACGTATAACACCACTACAGGTGCTTTTGTTATTAACGGTGCAACAGCTCTTACATCAGTCTATTTCTATCCCGCAACGCCTGTTATGGGTTTGACGATCTATGAAGATGTTCTCGATGCCTTCAATAATCGTCCCTCATATGCTTTTGATACGCAGTTTGCCTACAAGTTTTTTCCTGCAGGATGGGAAAGATCGGGAGCAGCAATATGGCATGGCTCCAATCTTAATTTATTTTGGGCTACCAACTGGACTGGTGTTACGGACGATATAAAAGTTCTTTTTGTTACGAATTTTAATTTTACTTCACCAGTTCCTGGAGCGAATGACGATCCCATTTGGTGGACTACTAATGGAACTGTATGGACAGCAGGAACCGGAGCTAATGCATTTTATTTCATGCCTAATGGTGGAGCTCCTCATACTGGTCCTTATGTAAAGACAGCACGAATTCTGATTGCGTTTGAAGATCGTCTTGTTCTTCTCAATACTGTCGAGAATGATAATAGCGGTGGTGCTGGTGTTAATGCGCAATTTCGCAATCGCGCTCGTTGGAGTCATCGTGGTGATGTTTTTGCACAGAATGCTTGGTACGAACCACAACAACAAGACAACTCGGGTGGGGCTAATGATACCGGTGACGGTGCTGGATTTGCTGATGCTACTACCGATGAAGAGATAATGAGTGCAGCGTTCATTAAGAATCGTCTCATTGTTTATTTTGATAGCAGCACCTGGGAGCTTGTATTCCTTAATAACTCAAATGACCCGTTCAGATGGCAACGCATCAACTCTACGCTAGGTTCTCAAGGTACCTTCTCAAGTGTCCCATTTGATAAAGTTATTCTTACGATGAGCGGTATTGGTGTGCATGCGTGTAATGGTGCCAATGTTGAGCGTATTGATGACAAGATTCCTGATACCGTATTTAACATACGGCAAGAAGTTCAAGGCATAGAGCGTACTGAAGGTATACGAGATTATTTCAATGAAGTCGTCTATTGGACCTTCCCTGCAATCGATGCTGGTACATTTGGGGTATTTCCTAACCAGGTGTTGGTCTACAACTATCGAACTGGTTCATGGGCACTTAATGACGATGCTATTACAGCTTTTGGTTATTTTGAACAGCAACAACCAGTAACTTGGGCTAATGCACATAGACGTTGGGAAGAAGCGCATGTTCAATGGGGAAGTTCATCACAACAAGGTAACTTTGAAGAAATATTAGCGGGTAATCAGCAAGGATTTGTATTTATTATTCAAGAAGCTTCTAATCGCAATGCTCCTGTTTTACAGATCAGTAAAATAGTTAATATTGCAGGCGGTATGTCGTTACTTACGATAATAAACCATACATTACCTATATTTGGTTCCTACATAGCTATTGAGAATGCACAAGGCGGTGTATTTAATCCTGCAGATGATGGTATTTATAAAGCAACTATCATTGATATTAATACGGTACGTATACCCGCTACTTTTGTTGGAACCTATACCGGTGGTGGCACAGCAACACGTATTTCGAACATTCAAATGGAATCGAAGCAATGGAACCCCTACGTCCAAAAAAGCCGTAACGTTTATGTAGCCAAGATAGATTTCAGCGTTGAAACAACGGTAGCTGGTGAGATAACGGTTGATTATTATGCTTCCTCATCACGAGGTCTTTCTCTTGTAGGAGCCGGAAAAGCAACCGGTGCACTCGTGGGTACTAATGTTCTTGAGACGTTTCCGTATAATTCTGTTATCAACAATGGCCTTGAATCATCACAAGAACGCGTATGGCACCCTATTTACTTCCAAAGTGACGGTGAATGCATTCAGATCTTAATGTCCTTCAAAGATGATCCTAACCTTGCGGTGTCTGAAATACGTCGCAAAGCGGTTGTGTGGGATAGCTTTGTTTTACATGGTATGGTTCTTCATACAATGCCTACAACAGATCGCCTCTATTAGGAGTTACGATGCCATTACTACAGCCATTGGGATTTCTGTTACCTACAACCAATGTCTGGGATGTTAATGAGATATACGATGTTAATGTTAATAGCGATGAGTTTAAGGAACTACTTGTACGCTTGTATCAGAACCTTAACAATATGTCGTTATCAATTAACCTGCGTGATGCTGGTTATTATGACACGTTAGAATTCCTTAATGGTCAGCAATTCTTTCCCAATCCAGCACTGAATTCTTCAAGTACAACACAACCTTCTTATAGGGGTGTATATCGTAAGGTGATTAATTTTGGTGCACTTCCAAACGCTGGAACTAAATCAGTTGCGCATCGTATTACATGCACGACGAGAACAAGTTTTACTCGTATTTATGGGGCTTCTACTGATCCCGTAGGACTCAATTACATTCCGATTCCTTATGCGAGCCCTACAGCGGCTAATAATATTGAGTTAAAGGTTGATGCGACGAATGTAACGATTATTACGGGGTCAAATAGATCCGCATTTACCATTACCTACGTCATCCTCGAGTACTTACAAACCTAGTTATTGTAAATTACCGTGAGTCTATTTAGGATGTAGGGGACAAGAAAATTACGTTACCCAAGGGGTTCATTATGGCATTTGGTGACTTATTCAAAAATTATCCTAGTGTTACAGAAAAGTTGCCTACGTTAAGGCCAGAACAACTTGATATTCAAAATAGAGCTCTAGGTGCTTCTGGTTCTCTTTTGAATCAACCGTCTAATTTTAATTTTGCTCCTATAGAACAAAAAGCTTTGCAGCAATTCAAAACACAAACAGTTCCTGGCCTAGCTGAACGATTTGGTTCTACTGGTGGTGGACTAAGGTCGTCAGCCTTTCGTGGTGCTCTAGGTGGCGCTGCATCTGAATTACAAACAAATCTTGCAGCACTTGGTTCTGAATATGGACTTCGTGGTCAAGAATTACAGCAAAACCAACTTAGAAATCTTCTTGGTTACGGCTTAGCTCCTTCGTTTGAGAATATTTATATTCCTTCTCAACAAGGACCATTTTCTACATTACTTGGTGGTGTAGGACAAGCTACGCTTCCTAAAGCTGTTGAATTAGCTGGTGGAGCATTACAGAATTATTTAAACAAGCCTCAACACCAACAGCCTTCGTTGCCTGCTAATGCAGCGCAACAGCTTGCTGTTCCCGCAGTTTCTACCGCAATTACTGCAGCTGGAGCAGCTGGATTTAGCCCTGCAATTCTTGCATCTATCGGTGGCGGAAGTTTAGCTCTTGGTGGATTAGCAGCTCTTGCCTATCTGATTTATAGAAAACGCAAAGAAGGCAAGGAAAATGAAGCACGCCAAGCAGAACAAGCGGCATCAGAACTTGAACAACATGCACAACGTGAAGCTACACGTGGCTCTGAACAACCGGATTTACCACCACGTAATCCCGGTGAAAGCATTGGAGAATGGGCAAGTCGTGCGATTGATTATCGACGCAAACAAGGTGGATTACCACCAGCTAACTATTACGAACAAATTCAGAATCAGATCAATCAAGACAACCAACAAGGGGGACAATAATGGCACAAATACTTAATGTACGTCACCCCCGTGCACAATTGGCAGCACAATTAGGTGCTGGTCTTGGTGAAGGCTTGGCATCATTAGCTGAAGCAAAACTTAATCGCATGCAACAAGATCAAAACATCAGGCAATATACATCAGCTGGAGTTGACCCTGTCTCAGCTCGGTTTATAGCCCAATTACCTGCCGAGCAACGCATTCCTGCTTTAAGTAGATACCTTGATCAAGGCCAAGGATTTCCTGGAGAACAGCCTCAACAATATCAACAACAAGAGCAATATCAGCAACAACCTGAAAATGGTATGCAGGCATTACAGCAATCTGCTTTCCAAACGAGAATGCCGCAATCACAGAGTAATCTTGCTAATCTTCTCGAGAATAATTACTCATCGCCCATAGCGCCACAGTTTCTAGAAGGTCTTTTAAAGACACCACAACAAAAACAACAAGTTCAACAGCAGCAGCAAGCTCTGGAACAACAACAGATATTAGCTAATCAAGCACAACAAGCTCAACAACAACCTCAACAAATAGCACCAGCTCAAATTCAACCACAATTACCACAAGCTCAACCTCAAAAAGCTGCTCTTACTAATCAACAAAAATTGGCTCGTGCCCTTGGACAAGCTGGCGCACCAGAATTGAGTCCTAAGGAAAAACTTGCTGAAGAGCGCGCAACTCGTAAAGAAACATTTGAACGAGAAAAGTTTGAGCGAGCGGAACGCGATAAAGCAGATACAGCAACTAAAGGCTACTATGACGAAAGAATAGAAGCTGATAAGGCTGCAGTTGAATCTGATCGCGACCTTAAGAAAATGAAGACTCTCATTAAAAAAGGGAAACTACCATTCTCTTTTGTATATAAGACGCTCAAAGATCTTGAAGATAATGCTGCTAAAGCTTCAGGAATTGGTAGTGGTATTGGTGCCGCTTTAGGAGGAGGATTGGGAGGACTACCAGGAGCTGGAGCAGGCTATGCAGCGGGTGGTCTTGTAGGGGGAGCACTCAG